GCTAATTCACCGCAATTTTTTAATCTAGCAATCTCAAAATCCAATCTTCGATTAGCAAGCATTTGCTCTTGCAATGCTATCTGTGCTTCTGCTGCACGTTTACAGCGAGCTTGCAGACCTCCATCTAAAGGTATTGATAAGGTTGCAGACAATCCTCCGTTCCAACTATAGTTACTTTTTTGTCCAGTTCTAATTGGACGGTGGTATAAAATCTTGCCTGGATTATCAATAACTCCATCATCATTTAGGTCGCTTGTATCATAAACAGGATCGTTATAGTAATCTTCGTAAGGAAGCTGGAACGAACCAGTTCTTGTCATAAAAGGCGTCACATTCAAAGTTGGGCCTTGACACTGAATACCTGCTCCGTAGGTGTTGGTGATATAAGGCCCCTGAAGTACTTGGATCGCCTGATTTGTCACGCTCCCACTACTATTTGCAATAGGGTTAGCAGTAGCACTAACGCCACCGACATCACCAGCCAACGAAGGATTAGCAAATAGAGAAAGTACACCTACTGTGAGAAGATGGAAGTACTTTCCGTGACGCTTCTTATCTCCGTAGTTCTGTTTATAATCGTGTGATTCGCAAGCCCCGGAGCTTGCAGCGTCTCCGTAAACTGAAAGCCTTTCGTATTGTCGACGATCGACCAGCTTGGCTTGTTTGCGGAATCCAGTGTTGTCCATGTACTGGTGACGCCGTTAATAGTATTGCTATTGCCTGAAGTGGTCGAGGGAGCAATACTGTTACCTGTGTTCTGTATATTAGTGCCTGTTACGGAATATTGGTAGCCAGTGTTGTAGTCCATTGAGTTTATTGTCTCAGTCACAACAGAGGTTGTTTCTGTCTTTGACGTCAAGCTTCCCTGAGTAAAGTTCGGGACCACCGGCACTGAATGACCGGGTTGCATTAACCCATGAAGGATTCCAAGGACAAATCCCAGGGCTATGCCTTCACGTAAGCGGTCCATCTATCGCACGGTAATTTCCGAAACGTATTGTCCTGTCGCACTTGTTCCTGCGCCACCTGCTGTCACAGATACAGCACCAGCTGATGTGATTGTGCCAGCGAGAGTTCCTGCGGTGCCTGCTGAAGTCGAGGTGATGTTCGAGAAGTTAGCCACCTCCCCAGTAGTCACTGCACTTGTCGGGATGGCATCACCTTGCGTATAAGACTGAGAAAAACTGAACGCGTTTCCGCTGGTGGCCTGTGTTGCAGTGATCGATGGCCCGGCTGAGACGCCAGTGGTCATGTTCAAGGAACCGACAGCACCTGCATTCGTGCCATCTGTTGTGCTTACTCCTGTCCCGGAGACGCTGTACGAATTACCTACACGGCTTACATTCGTTGCCGCAGCATCAACGGTCAGTTGAACCGAGCTTTGGAGCCGGCTTGTGATGTCAGCATATGCAGGCGCCCCCGCAAGTGCGAGAATAAAAAGTGCACGCCACATAATAGATCCTCGTCCGTATTCTGATATTAGTAGAAACACATTTAGTCTAAAATATACCCATGAAAGATGAAGAATCCCAATTCTCTTTTAGAGAGTTATTGTCAACGCTTGTTCCTGCAGGCGTTCTATCGTGGGCACTGGCTATGTTGACGGCCAGCTATATGGGCTACGCGAAGATCGACGCGGCTTTCATCTCGTCACTGGTGACATCGGTCCTGGCTGTATATGGAATCAGCAGAAAGGATGATGGCAAAAAGACTGAGAAAAAGTTTACAGTGCCTGATAAGGACTCTCAACCCCCGACTAAGTGAACATAGTTTTTAAAACGCACTGCCACCTGAAGAAGAGGCCAATACCGAGAAAAAAGTTAAAGAATGAAGAGAAGGCAAAGGTTGTTCAAACGCGCCGTATGCCAAGGTGTGAAGTGATCGATGAAAGGGATGATCACACTCTTTTCTCGACGCCGTTTGGCGAGTGGTGGATACGGAACTCTGACTGGGAAGAGGAGGACACCTCAGAAAAGATTCTCTGTGAAGAGGTGGATGGCGTTCGGTTCTTGAAAGATTACCCATATCTTCATCAGGACACTGAAGGTGTGAAGGAACGCCGTATATGTCAAACGAAGTCAATTGCCTCTGCTTTGATGTATTTGGGATTAGGTGGCATTGAAAAGTGCTCAGACTATGCCGATGTCGTTCATAGATATGGGCATGGCGCCTACCGACGGCATCACAGAGCCGCAATGGAAGACATCGGTGTGACTGCGACATTTAGCCACACCCTTGGTTACGACGAGATCAAAGATGAAATCGACGAAGGCAAGCCAGTCATTGCCGGGCTTTGGAGTAAAGGACCGTATCTGAAGCCCAGGGGCCTAACTTATTTCGTGGCTATCTACGGCTACGACAGCAAGGATTGGCTGATCCAGGATCCCTTAGGAAAGCTGAACTTACTCAATGGTTTCTGGGATGATCTGACGGAGGGTGCAGGTCAAGAAATCCGATACGACATGGAGCTACTTGACCGTCGCCTGTTCCAGGGAGGCGGTTCTGGCGCCATGGGTTGGCTGAATTTCAGAGAATGTTGAGCTATATTGACATCAAATCGAGAGCCAAATGGAAGAGATTTTCAAGGACACAGCTGAGCAGTTGCAAACGCAGCTTGAGGAGCTGAGTGAGAAAATCAGATCAGCTGAAGAGGGTTTGATGCGCAGCAAGGAAGTGTACCTGAAAGTGACAGGTGCTCTCGAAGTCCTGGCTATCGTTAAGCAGCGTGTTGACGACCAGCGCTACGAAAGCGACGGCTCGGTTGACCTTACTATGGCTGATTAATATGCTAGGTGATATTAATAAACAGCGTTATAAAGCCATAGAACTGGTCGCTGAAGAAGTTCGAATCCCCTCCAAGGATCTCCGGTTGAACGCTATTGTTCGTGATATTCCTGATGAAGATTTGAGGTGGGTTTTGGATAAGCTTCACTACTTCCTCCTCAAAATCCTGGAGGATGCTGAGTACGATCCAGCTGAAGATGAGTGTGATTTTGAAGCTCTAGGTTTGACTGACTAGAGCTTTTCCCAGTAGCAAGGATCCATGATGTAGTTCTCGATGTCGCCACTTCCAGGCGGCTCAGAAC